GTAATGTAAAAAATTACTGCCTATAAAACCAGCAGCACCTGTAACTAAAATCATTTTTGGAATTGGTTAATATATGCTTGGTAGTCAGCACCACTGGGAAGGTCTGCTTTACCATCTTTAATTGCTTGATGCAACCAGGTAGTAATGATATACTTAGATCCATTTTTTGGTTTCCTTCCTTTATGTTGCCAATGATGATCTGATGGAAAAAATACAATCTTTCCTGTTTTAGGTTTTACTTTATACCAATAGAAATCGGTTTCTCCTTCTTCAAAATCTTCATTAAGATATATTAGACAACTGAAGGCTCTTTGTCTACGTTGTCTATCATCATCTAATCGATCAAAGTGCCATTCAAAAAAACCATCATCACTATCATACTTTACAATAGTATATCCCTCATCTTCATATACAAAGTTTTCAAGTAAGTTTGTTGGAATGTCTTTGTCTTGGTTTCTTTCCCACTCATCATCAAACATTTTACCCATGTCCCAATGATATTGAGCAAAATATTGATTAATTTTTTGTTCAATTAAACCATCAATTGGAACATCAAAAGGTATTTGTAGTTGATTAGACTTTCTGCCCTGTAAATCAACTGAGTGTAGATTAGTATGATTTTGAGCAGTATATACCTGAGAAGCACTAACGTGATCTAAATTGTCTTCATAAAATTCAATAATCAAATCACATTCATCTTTTGTAAATGCAACATACTCTTTGATATAGTCACTTAATTTATTCATACTGTAATTTGTCTTTGTTCACCTAGTTCTATGGGTTCAAATGGTTTTCTTTTTGTTTCCTTTTCTATTCTACCATAATCATCTTCAAGACGCACTATATCTTCTTCTTCACACTTTCCTCTTTGAACTTCTATGAATACTAACCCGTCATCTCCAGCAGTTGCCCTATGTATATTTTTTGGTGGAATGTTAAATCGATCACCAACAATACAAGGTCTTATATATCCACAAGAATTAACAACACCAGATCCTTCAACAATAACCCAATCTTCCCAACGATTATTATGATACTGTAATGAGAACTGTTGATTGGGATTTAAAGTAATTTTCTTTACTTTGTATTCAGGTTCATCAAGTAGAACTTCGTAACTCCCCCAAGGTTTTTTCATCATGTTTTTTTGAATCAGTCCAGTATTCTTTATATAGGGTTTGGTTTTTACCTTCTATTTTCTTCTCCAATGCTTCTAATCTTTCTATTATTTCGTCGTATTTTCTATCAGTATGTGAATAATAATCTCCTGACATAATCCTCCTTAGTTTTGCTTAATATCCCAATGCCATTTGATAGCCTTGATGTGGTCAAACGTATCTTCCATATATGTCCTATCGCCAATGTCATACTTTCTTTCACATAGAAAGTTTCTCATCTGTTGTATACTGTCAAAAGTTCCGACGTGATCGTAATTTTCGTTATACAGAACGTATTGCATAGGAAGTGGGGATGTGTAGTATTTATTGTATCAGGATTTCAACATATTGTCAACCTTGCATATGTTCTATCATTTTTTCAATTTCATTTAAACTATCTCTAAGTTTTGTATTTTGTCCTGATGCAGAATCTAATTTTTCATCTACCAAATCCCATCTCCATTTCTTCATACTCTTAGAATACCATAGTTTAATGTTCATTTTCCTCCCCGTTTGTTCCCCAGATCTGAATAGTATACCTAAAATCAGTTGAATATGGTGATAGTAGTGTTACCATATGTTGTTCATGATTATCATTTACAACCATTGTATTATTATTTGGTAGTAAAGCAGACCACTCATGCGCAGATGCTGAAGATTCTTTTTCTTTATATAGAAAAATTCCACCATTCTCAGGTTGCCATGTATCATTTAGATATATTGTTGCACCAAATACTTTATCATGATCATCATGAACAGCGATGCCAGAAAGTTGTTGCCAAATATAATATTGTAAATAGTATACTTTACATTCTGGTATAAGTGGTAGAATCTCCTTTAAGATTCTTTCTCTCATTTCTCCAACAATAGTTTTTGATAAACAATTTGTAAAATAACCTTTTGTCAAATCAGGTGACCAAGCAAAACTACCTCTCCATTCTTCCTCATTATGTCTTTCAGACACCTCCATACGAATGTCCTGAAGTAATTTATCTGTCAATACTCTGTCAAAATGTTTCATTCAAAATTACCATAATCTTTTTTCATATAACGTCCGAGGATGTTGTTATTGTAATACTTTGGTGTCCCATCGTCAAGTGATTCTGTTAGGACATCATTAAGAAACAGTTGTCTTGTCTCTTCGTAGTTTACTTTTCCAAGGGTTGTGTGGAGGGATATGATTTCTCTTCTGAAATTATCTCTACCGTATTCTTTAATGTCTTGTTTAAGTTCGTCAGAGCTTCCGTAATACCGCTTCCAGTCAGACTCTGACGTAACACGTCGCTTGCCTCCTTTAGGTTTTCGTTTCTGTACGAAATACTTTCTTCCGATGTATTGCTTACCGTTCTTTGTATTTGTAATCCTGTAGACAAAACCGAAGAACTCGCCAATATCATCAGAAGAGAAAGGTTTACCCTCATATAACCAGGGGTTTTCGTAAACTCCTCCTTCAACCATTTAATCATAAACCTTGATCTTTTTGACTCGTAAAAAATTCTTTCAATGATGATTGATGTTGACCCTCATTTTCTTTTGGATCAAGTTTGTCATAACCTTTCATTTTTTTCCATTCATTATGCAATGCACCTAACAACCATGCTTGAGAAAGACTCTTAGGTCCGTTCTCAAGTAATTCTAGATACCGTTTGTTATTGGTGTATCCTTTGTATTCTTCTCTCCAGTTGGAGTCATCGTATTTCATAGTGAGAAACCTGAGAATGTGTCTTTTTTGACGTCTTGTTTGATACCACCAACTAGGTAGTTCTCAACTTCAGTCTCTTGAGGAGCAACTTGCAATCCTTTTGATGAGATCCAGTGCTGTGTCCATGGTAATGGATTGTTTCTAGCAGCAATATCGTATTGTGGTTTTAAACCAATCGCCCTTAGACGACGATTAGCAGTCCATTCTACATATTGACATAGTAATTTATCGTTTAGACCGATCATAGATCCATCCTTGAACAGATAGTCTGCCCAACGCTTTTCTTCATTGACGGCTGCATCGAACATTGCGATTACCCATTCCTCTTCCTCCTTCGCAATTTTTGCCATCTCTGGGTCATCACCTTCTTTCCATTTGTTGAGGATGTTTTGAGTAATGACAAGATGGATATTTTCGTCTCGTGCGATGAGAGAGATAATTTTAGCGGATCCCTCCATAAGTTTGAGTTCACCAAACGCAAACGAGCAAGCAAACGATACATAGAACCTAATACCCTCCAGGATATTTACATTAGCAATTGCTCTATATAGTTTCCTTTTGAGTTCGTATCTATCTTGTTTAAAGTGACCTGCACCTTCTTGAGCATGTCTCCATGCTGCAGAAGTTCCATACTCTTGGGCAGAATTAACAAAGTCATCATAAGAACGGGTAACACTTGCAGAACGTTCGAGTATTCTATCATCAGTTAAGATTTTGTCAAGTATATCACTAGGATTTGCATACACGTTTTTTATGATGTGAGTGTAGGATCTACTATGGATCATCTCCATGAAACCCCATACTTCCATACATGCTTCTAGTTCTGGTAAGGAACAGTATGGAATGAATGCCATGCCAGGACCACGACCCTGTACAGAATCAAGCATGATCTGGTACTTCAGGTTAGAAGTATAGATGTGCTTTTGTTCTGGACGAAGAGTTTGATAGTCACCACGATCTTTCTGTAAGGAAACCTCTTCAGGTCTCCAGAAATAACCTAACTGTTGTGTGGTTAGTCTATCAAATACTGGATACTTATAACTGTCATAACGTTGAATCCCCAATGGTTGTCCAAAGAACATTGGTTGTTTTTTAGTATCTACTTGTTCGGTATTAAATACCGTCATACCCTTTATCTGGGTTTCCATTTTCTCTGTCAATTTAA